CGGTTACAATGCTGCTTCATTGAACTGATACGCTCAATTATTTGTCCTGTTTGCTGACACTTATAAGTATAAGTTGGCATAGATTGCTGATACCTTATTAAGTAATGATTTACGTTTTGCCGCTTCTATTATAACACTGGTTAATATTGATTGCTTTTTGCTCTCTTGAATATAGTCTATATATAGACTTAAAAGCAACTTTGCTCTATTTATATCATTTCTTAGACTAGCAAAATCAATTTCTTGTGATATTTTCTTTGTATCTAAAGCGTAAGGCTTAACTATCTTAGCCGCTTTATGCTGTATCTTTTTTGGTGCTGATTTACTGGTTAACTCTTTGTAGTAATCCTCTATCGCATTATCTACTAAGTCAGTGACAGTTTGAGTCTTTTGGTTTTGTTGCTTGGCTTGCCAGTTTATGCCTTTGTGGTCGTCTCCACCTAAAGGCAATAAAGAGACAATTAAGTCGCTAGTTATTTGTACATTTAATGCTAATAAGCTGTCTGTATCTTGCCAATTTACCGATAAATTAACAGGTATAGATGAATTTATTAAAACACTATCATTCTGGCTCTGTATGCCTAGCGTAGAATTGTTTAATAGTGCTACTGTTCCATTGACAACACTATTAGAATCTGTCCATGCTGCGTTGATATTAATGCCAACTGTAGCAACATTCGCATTGATTAAAACTACGCTATTTTGACTTGTCCATCCTAACGAAATCGGATCATTTAAATTTACACTTAACGATACTGCATTGTTCTGACTTGTCCATCCTATAACTAAACTATCGGATGATAATTCAGTTATAGCTATACTGCTATCTTGACCCGTCCAACTAACTACCCCAGTTAAGCTAGTTGATGACTCTGCTAATGATCTAAGAGCTAATAACATTCATTTATTATACTGGTGTTTCTGCCCATGTAAACGCTGCCAATATTGAAATAGTAGTTGTAATAGTAGCTAATGAAATAGATGTCCCTGGAGAAATAACAATTGAACCATCAAATATTTCTTTAACCGTTGCAACCTGAGCCAATCCAGCCGTTGCAGCTGTTCCAAACGTAATCTGAGCCATACCTATAGGCCTTAATGCTGTGGGAACTGCTGGCAATGTTGCAGCACCATCAACCTTAGCAACTGAAGATGCACCGGCACCAATCAAAGTAGATGATACTGTCAATGGGGTAGTATGGACAACTGCTGCCGCTACTGGATTATTGTTAAAAGCTAGAACTAAGTTTGTACCTGTTGCTACCTCAGTTGCCGCCAATTGAACATTTGCTTCAAGTAAAACTAAGTTTTTACCTGATCCAGCCGGATTAGATAAAATATACCCCGTAGCTGTTGCTGTTGAAAGTAATGAAACAGCTGTTGCCGCCTGACTTGATGCAGTGAAAAGGTTAGCATTTTGAGCAAGAGCCGCATATTTTGGATATAGTTCTGTAACTAAAAGCTCATTTAACCATCCTTGTGCTAAGTTGTTTTGTCCTGATTTATTCGACTGAGAAGGAATACCGCCAGCTTGTGCTTGTACTAACATGATAGTGACCTATTGGTTATATAATGATGGATCGTTACGCATTGCAATAATATCGTCACGAGTTCTAAATTCTGATGCAATTAAATATGTTTGAATCCTAAGTTCAATTAATATTAGTTTTAAAATTTCGTCTCCTTCTTCTCCCTCCGAATTAATCATATCATCTACTACAAGCGCATTGTTTTCTACACTTGAAACAGCGAATGGGTTACTAGGGTCTCCAATGACCACCGTTTGACGATGCTTGGTTATATTTGTAACTGGGTCAGAAACAATAAAAGTATCGACCTGTTTACCTGCTCCGTCTACCGCAACTTGAACAAATGATTCATTAGCCATTAAGCATTACCTGCTGTAATCGTGAAGCCAGTCACAGAAACAGTTAACCCTATGCTTATAACTGCGGTATTCAATATCAACTCAGTTCCGCTTATTCCTGCTGTTCCATCAATAACCCATGCTGCTGCGCTGGTTGTTATCCTGAACCATGTTGCAGTGCCTGCGAATAATCCTGTTGTATTGGATGGCAAGGTAGGCGATAACACAGAAGCAGAAGAAGCGCCTGAAAACGGAGTACCTAAGGTAAACTCTGCCAGTTTGTTAGTAGCTGTGCCACCTGCTGCCGGTTGCGTACCGTCATAGATTTGCAATTTACCTGCGTTTCCTACTGCTGTTGTAATTGCATCATTCTGTGCGTTTCTTAATGCAGTGTTATAGTGTGGCATTATTACCGCCTAAATCTATTGAAATTGGTTGTTTAATTGCTTCGATTAATTGTGATAATTGACCGTCTTTCCCTTCTTTATCCATCATAGCCTTTGATTCTTCGTTTTGCATTCTGAATGATTCTGATTGCATACGCATTGATTCTGTTTCCGCGCTAATTCTTGCCATTTCAAGCTTTGTATTTGCATCAATTGTAGCTCTTGCAATATCTGTTTCCTTTTCTATCTCTGAGGCTATTTTAATTTCATTTAGTCTAGCATTTGCCTCAAATTCTACCTTCCATCGCTCAAACTCTATTTGCGCCTGTGTTTTACCTTGCTCAATAGCTACCTTTGCTCTGTTTTCCATTTCAAACTGTACAGATTCTCTCTGTGTTTTGGCCTGGTCTAACTGTGCGGCATGTTGCAATTCTGCTTGCTTTGCTTGCATGTCCATCTGCTTTAATTGCATACTATTATCAGGTGGTGGGGCTGGCGGCTGTGGTGGCGTTGGCTCCTTCATTGATTCGATATACTGCTCTATTTCATCGCCAAATTGATACCGTCTAACAATAGCCATCATCATAGCTTTTGCTGCTTCAAATGGGAAAGCGCCTGACTGTATCAAAGGAGTTACGCCTTGCAAGTATTGCCCTAATGCCGTCATTACATCAGCTATTTGTTTTTGATCTTCTACTGCTTCCGGCAAAACTGTAGAATTAGTTTCGATGTCTATCTTATATGACCGCATACGATCATTCTTAAGCATCTCAAGTACTTTAGGCCATTGTATGCCCTGCATTAACTGTTGAGCTTGCTGTACTTGTGGCGGTATTTGTGGCGGCTGCCCTGGAACTTGTGGCATTTGTTGAGATTGCATCTGGTAAGATTGCAGTATCATTTGAGCCTGTTGTAGCTGCTCAGTAGTCGCAAAGTTTAGTCCTGTCATTTCTGCCCATGTTTTCTCACTAAACTTAGTAGCAGCAATCTCAAGCATGATTCTCAACATATCCCTTGCATATCTTTGCACCTCGCCTTGCATCCTTTTTAGCCTCATGGTTCCCCATTGCGATTTTATTCCCTGCGCTGTAGCAGTTTCACTGGCTACTGTTGAACCTCTGATAATATCTGATATGCCGGTAATTTCATATATAACCTGCTTGCATTGCTCGCGAGTAGCATAAAGGTTTTGCAATACCTGCATCATCTCGGCAATAGGCATAAACCAGATAGCATTTTGGAATCCTTTCTCGGCTGCTAGGCTTGCTGATTTATCGGCTGGCGTGAATGTATTATCATCACCTTTTAAAAGGTTCTCAATGTCTGAACCTAACTCACCATCATAAATACCTTTCGCTTTGATAGATGAGCTTAGCCTATTAATCCGTCTGGTTAAGTTGTTTATCTCTTTAGCTTGATTTTCGTAGTAGATATAAGGAGCTATTGCATCTAATGACTGGCTTTGCTGTGTAAATAATATCGGCTTGGGAATTGGGAAAAATCCTGTTAATTGTAGCGGGTCATCTTCAACCAATAAAAAGTCTTCTTTGTATTGATTTGAAACATACCTTACTTTCTTGTCATCTCTATCCCATATCTGATAGATACAAGCTGTCTTTTCTCCGCCTTGCTTTTCTTTGTCTTGACGCTTTTCCTTATCGTCTTCGCTTACATCGTCATTAGCTAAAAATGTTAGTTTCGATGCCTTATCTTTAAAAAGGCGCTTTGCTTCGTCTTCGTCTATGTGTTCTTCAAAAGCTACCCAAGGCACTTGTGACCATTTCTTTGCATAACCAAAATAGACACGGTTCCACACGCGAGAATCAATACAGACTAACTCGGATGACTTGTTGTAAACTTCTCCCTCATCATCTTCGTTTATGTCTGCATCGTATTTTATCAGCGTTACACCACGCCCAGGCAATAATGCGTCCAATGTAGCGTTTTTCATGCCTTCGTCAAATGTCTCATACCCATCAACGCCAGTGTCCAGCAAATATTCAAGTAATCTGGTTGCTGCGTGTGCTGCTGCTTGAGTAGATGGGTCTTGGTCTTCTTTAAAACGTTGGCGTACTGATGGCCTTGGAACTGCGGAATAAATAGCAGGGAATAATGTCTCTGTATTAGAGTATAGGATATTGAATGGTACTTTTGCAGGGTCTTCTGAGCTGTAAATGTCTAAAACTTTTTGTCCTGTTGCATGGAAAGTTTTATCTCTGTCTTTTGCTGTAGCAATCTCACGTAGCCAATAGGTGATCTTAGAATCATCGTCTGACTTTTCATTTTCGCTCATTCTTGATTCCTTTTGGCTGCCATTCTTGCAAAATGTTGTTTGGTCAGTGACTTCATTGTTATAGATTGTACAGACTTGTTAATTAATTGCTGATCTATCGCTATATTTTCAGGTTCTTCCCTGGCTTCCTTCCATACTAATGATAAATATCTGAATGAGTCCGCAAAATCACTTGACCAATCATGCACTGGTTCAGTAGTAAATATCTTCTTTTCATCATCCCATTTATGATGGTAAGACCTTAAAGCTTCTAAACCATCTTCACACAAATGTTCATTAAAGTAACATCGTGGGAAAGTTGCTCTTGCTGCCTGAATACCGCCCTCTTTACTTGTGTTCGGAGTACGCTTTATCTTTCCTAGTCTACCATCACTATTGTCATCTACAAACTGTTGTCTCACGGTCTTACCACCTGCTGCCAATGTGTCATGAAATGCATCATGCGGTAGCCATATGGTAGAATACTTATAAGGTTTATCACTTAACAGATTACAGTAAAACGGGACATCTTTATGATTGCTTGAATGACAATCGATAACATAAATCTCTGATCCTACAACCTGAAAAAACCATATACAAGTCGAGTCTTTCTTACCTATGTCGAAACTACAGTGAACCGGATAGCGTGGATTATACGGATACTCTCCAATTCTACCTAATATCTGTAATTTAGCAATACAATCAGCCCATATTGCACCAATAACAGCGGCCTCAAATGATACATAATACTCTTGCTGAAATAAAGCCTCTCCAAATTCAGGCCCATGTAAGCTTATAAGCTCTTGTCTAATTCGTTGTAATTGCTCTGGACTAAATACGTTAGAATCATCAACAGTCTTAACATCATAAAACCAGCCTGGCTGTGTTTCTGCATAAGCACACATCTTAAAAAAATGGTTCTTCCCTCTTGGCGTAGAGTTAAAACCCACCCAGCCGTTATTCTCTTCTATGATCGGCATTAAATAGGCCCATGCTGATGGGTTGCTGATAGCATACTCGCTAAATACTAATCCAACCGGCGGTGATCCTACTAAGCT